GTATTACAGATGAGCCGTGGTCGGGGGTATTCGTCGAAAATTTCAGTAATCAGGTCGTCGATGTCCTGGATCATAATCGTTTCCTCGATTATGGCTGGTGGGCTACTGCAATAGCCCACTGCCATTACTCCACACTAGAAAAGTTTTACAGTGCATCCATTACTTCATTAAAAATGGGCATGTTTCACTGTTGGTTTGGAGTTTACTCATCAAAACAATCAAGTCAATAGAAAAAGTTTTGATGTCAAAACTATCATCGCAGGAGAGGACAAAAGGCCCGGTCTGGCGGGCGGTTGGCATACTGAGGGGGTTTAGGATGTGAATTTATGGCAATTTGGTCTGAACGGAAACACCTGTAGCAATAACATTGTCGATCGATTCAAGCTCAATCGTTTTATAGCCAGGTTTTATAGGTGCAAGATAAGCACTAGGCCCATCGATAACTAATTTTTTGATTACTGTTGATTCGCCCACGCGAGCTAAAACTATCTTGCCCGATTGAGGTTTAACATCGGGGTCAAAAATTATTGTGGAGCCTTCAGGAATGCTGATGGAGCCATCCCCTGTCATTGAGTCATTATCCATCTTTACAGAAAATGCACGGGGGGAAACATCGTCTGTCACATTGGTCCAATCAGGAAAGTTATTATCAAGGTTCATGAGTTTTCTCCAGTCCCCCGCCTGCGCCAGGGAGATTAGAGGGATCTTTTGCAGTGGCCTTTGATCCACCTCATCTGAGTTACTCCTTTGTGAGTATGCCCCGCCATTTATTAACCAAGTTTCAGTGACGTTTAGTATCTTGGCTAGTTTGGGAATATGTGTTGCAGAAGGGTTATTGTTTCCGTTAACCCACTGGCTTACTGTCCCCTTTGATACACCTGTCGCTGCAACCAGATCCCTGCTACGCAGGTTCAAGTCTCTCATTCGCTTATTAATGCGGTCACTAACTGACTCAATCATGTGTTTGGTTTCTTAAACTGGAAGGTTTTTTATTATTGACGTTTTTGAGTTTTGTTGTTTAAACTAAATTCGTTTAAGGAGGAACCATGCTTAAAACAACAGTCATCAAGCATTTCAGGGGAACAGTAGCGACTGCTACAGCCCTAAACATCTCAAAATCAACGGTAAGTTTGTGGGGGGATGTAATCCCTTGGAAGTACGCATTATTGATTGCAGCAGCTACGGCAGGCTCTGTGCCGTTTAACTGGGAAGATTATCCAGAACTTTTTCCAGTCTTCAAACCACAGCCGGAGGGATTGGACCGTGGGTAATGAACCGAAATGGAAAGCAGATCGCCAGCCAGCTTGGATGATTACGGCGATCCGCAAAACAATCGCCGGTCTGGCTGGTGGATATTCCGAGGCCGCTGAGATTCTGGATGTTACCGAGGACGGCGTTCATAACAGGCTACGCAATGGTGGCGATCAGTTGTTTCCGATTGGGTGGTCGATGGTATTGCAGCAGGCAGCTGGTAGTCATCACATCGCAACAGCCATAGCGAAAACCTCTGGCGGCGTGTTCGTGCCACTACCGGATGTCGAGCTGGTGGATTACGGCGATATCAATCAGCGACTGCTGGAGGCTATCGAACAGATCACCCGGTACTCACAGCAGGTGAGGGCGGCTATCGAGGATGGAGTAGTGGAGCCGTACGAACGCGAGATCATCGACGAGGAATTACACCGTGCCATTACCAAATTACAGGAGCATACGACGCTGGTTTACAGAGTTTTTTGCGCTCCAGAAAAGTGAGAACGCCGGGTTGCAGCCCAGCGTTCTCGGCGACTACATCAATTAGTGTGGAGAAATAATCGCGTGAATAATTTAAACAGATCCCCGGATTTTCCGCAATTCCGTTGCCTGCCTATGACGGGCGGGCGCAGTCAGCAGCCATTCCGCTATGCACTCAAAGTACCTGATGTCCCTGATGTTGTTAACCACAGCTTTGTTGAGTGGGCTGTGGGGTTCTTTCTCGAAAAATCCAGCAAATCAGGGGGCTAAATGCCCCAGCTATCAGACGAAGTTATTCAGCCGTGGGTCGCGCGCTATGCCGATCCACGCGGTGTGATTGTTGAAACCATAGGCGTTGATGTAACGAATAACCGGGTGCTGTTCAGGCGTCCAGGTTACCCGTACGTCTGCGTTCAGCCCCGTAACATATGGGGTCAGAAGTTCAGGAGAGTTAGTGATGAGCGTTAAATTGTCTGCATACGTCTGGGACGGTTGCGCGGCGTCAGGTATGAAAATCACCAGCGTGGCCATCATGGCACGGCTGGCTGATTTCTCCAGCGATGAGGGCATATGCTGGCCGTCAATCGCAACCATAGCCCGTCAGATTGGCGCAGGCTCCAGTACTGTGCGCACCTCGATACGCAAGCTCGAGGCCGATGGCTGGCTGACCAGTACCATACGGCGCAAGGGGAACCGTAACACCTCGAACATGTACCAGCTGAACGTCAGGAAACTGCGAGAAGCTGCCTATGCTCACCAGCCAGAATCTGACCCATCAAAATCTGATGCATCAAAAACTGACACATCAAAATCTGACGCGTCAAAATCTGATGCACCAAATTTTGACCCCTCAAATTTTGACCCGTCGGAATCTAGCAAAAATCCGGGTTTTCACCCGCCAGAATCTGGCGACGATCCGTCAGTAAATTCAAAACATGATCCATTAGATAAAAACCCTATATGTCCAAGAGCTACACTCCCGGACGCTCTGCCTGTGAATAACCCCCGGTCTGGTAATTCAGACACGGTGGTGTGCAGCCCCAAAAGAACCATGTGGGGCAGCGAGGAGGATTTGAAATGTGCGCAATGGATATGGGAGCAAATCATCCACCTCTACGAAAAAGCGGCTGAGACTGATGGCGAACTGGCTAGACCAAGAGAACCCAACTGGACCGCGTGGGCTAACGATGTGCGCCTGATGTGCTCACAGGACCAGCGCACTCACTACCAAATTTGCAAGATGTTCAAACGTGTTCAGAGCGATCCGTTCTGGTGCCGGAACATCCTCAGCCCGTCAAAGCTCCGCGATAAATGGGATGAGCTTGTACTCAGGCTCGGCCCGGTTCAGCGGTCAATCACAGACATTTCACCAGTCGATTACGCCAACCCGGCAGGGTTTCGCGGTTATTAAGGGATTTCAAAAATGACTACGCTATCGAGAATTTACGACACCAAATCTAAAACTGAAACTGACATCACGACCCGCAAAACCTACCTGCTGGGCGTTGATGAACTCTATGTCGAGATTGGTTACAACATCCGGGAAATCGATCAAACCCATGTCGAGGAATTCCGCGATGCCTACATCGCTGGTGAGCATGTGCCTCCGCTCGCTGTGCAGGTAACAGAGCAGGGCATAAAAATCATTGATGGCCACCATCGTTACTACGGGGCCAAACTGGCACAGGAGGCCGGTTATGACATTCGCCTGGAATGCAAAGATTTCGTGGGCAGTGAGGCTGACCGCATCGCATTCATGGTCACATCCAGTCAGGGACGAGCACTGGAACCACTGGAGCGGGCAGCTGCATATCAGCGCCTGATTAACCAGGGCTGGGAACCAGCTCAGATTGCAAAAAAAGTTAAGCGCTCGATCACTGACGTTGAAAACCACCTGTCGCTTCTGACTTCTGGCGATGAGCTGATCGCACTGGTCAAAAACAAAGAGGTCGCCGCCACAACTGCGGTCGCGTTGGTTCGTGAGCATGGTGCGTCAGCGGGCAAAGTAGCGAAGACGGAGCTGGAAAAGGCAAAAGCCACGGGCAAGAAGAAATTAACCAAAGCTGCCGCCATGACGCAATTCAGTGCCAAACAGTCTCGCCAGCTGGTGGAATTGTTAGCCAAACATTGCCGGGCAGAGCAGGATGAGGATGGCGCACGCGTTACTCTGACATTTGAAACTTACCTGAAAGTCGCAGAGTTCATGGATGTCATGCAGGCCGCAAAAGGATACTAGGCTTTCACGAAGTAAGAAATAAATAACAACGGTACCATCTTGGTCAAAAATGCTTAGGATGATGGTTTATCGTTGCTGAAGAAACAAGCTTTTATTATAAAGAAGTTAATGGCAACTACATATTTTGTATAATGTAGCTGCCATGTTTTTAATTTAAAATTTATTATGCTTCGTCTTCATCTTCAAAAAAAACCCAGTCGTCGTCATCATCGTTGTCCGTATCTTCATTTAAGTCAGTAGGGAGCTCATTAAAATATCTTCCCAGAGTTTCATTATAAAGAGCTGTTAATTGTTCTCTATATCTTGGTGGAAGGTTTTCATCATCTAAAAGAGTAGAGATTCGCTCGAGCAACTCTGAGGGTAATTGTCCGTGTTTAAGGTGATTAATATAATTAAGGATGTTTTTATAATATCTATCACTACTACGTGTATCTATCGAATTATTTAAAGAATGGAGCTGTCTATAAAAGCTGCTTTTAGCGAATTTATTTTTATATGACCAGTGGATTGTAGTCGACTTTTCAGATGCTCGCTCTAGTTCTTTAATTAACTCAGGGGAAGTTTCTTTGCCATCCAGATGGCTGTTTGCAGCAATCAAAAACGAAGCAGATGAGTATAATAGTAGCTGAGAACCTTTTCCTTTTTCAGATAGCTCTGTTTTTAGTGATTCTAACGGCCCCCTGGTCCGACCTCCGGTTTCAAACCACCAGTCTTTTTTATTATCATTGGTGACTAATATTACAGCTTTGGGTTCATATTCAGATGAATAATCAAGGATTTCATTCCAAATGAACCAGTCACCAAATTTCCTTTTATAAATTATATTGTTGTATGAGAATGTTTCTTCTTTTTTAATTTTTGCATCTTCAAAGCCTGGGGGAATTTGATTACTGTAGCGAACCTCACCCATTTTTTCTAATGCATGGATGTTTTCTTGGTTAGGCGCTTTACCTATGCGATTTCCTGCTAATTCACTGATGCGATCCCTTACTGTGTCATGGTTTTTTAAAAAGTCTGCCTCATGAATTCTAGTGTTTATCTGTTCTTCAACAAATTTGTCTACTGTACTCTGAAGGTGCGAGCTCAATTCGCTTACTTTGTCTCTTAAGCTATCATATCTCCGTATAGTTGCAGCATGCTTCTTGTCAAACTTATTAATGTCGGATGCCTCTAATATTCTAGAGGAAATATGATCGCTAGAGTGCCTCAGTTCCATAACATGATCTTTTATGGCGGTTAGTCTGTTTCGCTGATATTCAAGGCAGACATGATACGGAAGCCAGACACGATCCTGTATTTTTTCCCATTGACTAAAGAATGCTTCTCGAGTCTCACTTTCACAACGATAGAGTAGAAGTAAAGCATTGGTATCAAAGACAAACACACTTTTATTGCTTCTCCATAATTTTTTTGTTTCAGCTTCGGTAGCTCCATAAAAACCACCAAACAAATCTTTCATATCCGTTCCACCCTTAAGATAACATAAAGTGTAAATGTAAGCTTTTTCTTAACCAATGTTAAGCTTTGCTTTACTGAAAAGTGATAGGTAGGGACTTTTTAGCTTAAGATGGTGTCTTTATACGCAAATAACACTTAAAAGATAAGCTTATCTAACTTATCCTGTTTATAATATGTACTTTTTTTTGGCTTTAATATGAAAAAATGCAATAGCAAAGTCATTGATGATTTTCTAAAAGTTTTCAATGATTAATCTCATGCTTTTTTGATAGCATTAGTATGTGCATAAATCTCATAAAGTTGTTGAACATGATTGGTTGGGCATGGGATTAGATCACTTAATTTATTTATGATGTCGCTTTGCAGAGCGTATCACGATGAGTTGCCCCGGAATGTAAGGGTGTTTGAGGCGAAATATGGCAGCCAGATTGTGCTGCTGTTTCGGTTCCTCGATTACGCCATAGCAGTTGGCGTCATAGGTTCAGTTAAAAATTAATAGTGTGGAGATTAATATGCGTGACATGTCACGACCAAATGCAGGCGGAGAACTTGAGTTGAGAACGCTGGAGCGCGTCTGGCTGCAGGGGAAATTAAAAATGTGGGGCCGCTGGTCATCAATCAATGAATGCCCTCAAGCGCCGGACATGTTTAAAAAACTTTTGAAACGGTATGTCGTCACACATAACGATTTAAGCAATGTCCTCAAAAAAATAAAAAGAATAGGCTGCTCGAAAGAATTAGAGGCGTGGGTTGAAAACATAATGCGGGAAAGTCTGCGCTCAAGCCTGACATTCTGTACAGATGACGAAGCGTTGGCAATGGATAGAGTTATCGCCAGCGTTCTTATTAACGATCAACCGTTGCGCTACCTTGTTGAGAGGCATTACCGCGACAGGGTGAGTATGCGTGACCTTGCTGATGAGCTTAATGAGAACCACCCCGACTGGAGTTACTCAACCTGCCGACGCCGTATAAAGACATGGCTATCAGTTGCTGAATATATGCTGTATCAGCCAATGAATGATGCATTCGAATTAAATAGCGCAAGGTTTTACTTGAATAGTGAACCAGTGACTGATTAAATAGCTGTATGCTTCGCACGATTTCATCCGCAAGCAACCCCTCTTCAAGACCCGCCTCCGAGCGGGTTTTTTGTTTAATGCTAATCATGCTCTTATTGATTGCTAGAGCTGAGCGCCATTACAGGCCTTTCCTTAAAAAAGGCATAAAGTTAGTATTTCTCTTTTCAAGGAGGAAGCATGAGATACTTTTGTACGTTTTTGATGCTGGTGACGGTTTCATCCCATGCAGCAATAAAAAATCATCAGCAGTCAGCTGAAGATTTATGTGAGATGGAATGGCATATAACGGATAGGGCCGGTTCAACTGATACTGATGTATTTGAAATCGTATATGGTGAATTGACTGCTTTTAATGCAGCCGGGCATTCCCTGTCTGACTATTCGATAGATAAAGCTGACTTTGTGAAAGTCTCCACTGAGGGCGCTAAGAACTTCAGAAAAATGGTGGGTGAGATGACCACTCCCTATGATGAAGCCAGAAGCTTCTTTAAGGAGAGAATGACACCAATTTGCATCAAAAATGTTTTAAAAACCCTGAACCAAGATCACTGATATTTAACCGCTTAACCAGATTTAGGCTCGCTACGGCGGGCCTTTTTTGTTTCTAAAGTCACTCTAAAAAACAGAGGGAGAAGTAATGGCTGAGCCATTGAGCACCAGCGCTACTGTGGGAACGGTAGCTGGCTGGGGCATTGTCACGTCTGCGCTGGTGGGATTCATCACCTCTGTAGATTACTCAATCGCATTCGGTGCGTTTGCCGGGTCTATGTGCTTTATCGTCACTGTCAGTGACCTGACGCGCCGCCAGATATTTGGTTATTTCCTCTTTGGCTATGCAGCTGGCGTATTTGGAGCCGGGTTTGTTGCGGACAAAGTAGAGGACTATCTGGATTACCGCGAAAAACCGCTGGACGCACTAGCGGCTGTAATCATTTCCGCTGCTGCGGTGCAGGGCTATTTCTGGCTGAAAAACGGCGGTGTTTCAAAACTGCCATTCGTTAAAAAATGGCTGGGGGAGAAATCATGATTAGTAGCGATTTCCTGACAGTGATTGATGTCGCCATTTGCGCGGCTATTGCCGTGCGCCTGATGGCATTCAGCAAAACAGGCGAACCCATAAGCGCGGTATTTCATGGATAGCTGCTGGTCTGATTCTATTTTATGGCAATTTCGCATTGCTATGGCTGTTCGGGCAATACCACGTCAGCGGCTGGCCGGTAGTTGTAGCGAACGCGCTGATCTGCGCGGCTGTATTTGCGGCGCGAGGTAATGTCGCACGCATTGTTTCATACCCACCACGGAGTAAAGGTGATGAGTAGAATCATTGAAATCCTCAATTTTGAGGAGGGTTACGTTGAGACCCCATATCTGGACACGCTGGGCTTTCCGACCGTAGCTGGCGGCATCCGTATCGGACCTAAAGGCGCATCGCTGGGTAATTACACGTTCACCGTGCCACGTTCTGTGGGTGACGCCTGGAAACGCTGCCTGATTGACGCAAAATCAGCGGCCATGAATCGTCAGCCTGTAATTGTGGCTGCGCTAGTTCAGTGCAACGACGCTCGCCGCGACGTTCTCAACAGCATGGCGTATCAATTAGGTGTCAGTGGTCTGGCTAAATTTAAAAAATCGCTGGCCATGATAGCAGCGGGTAATTTTGCAGGTGGATCAGTTGAAATGCTGGATAGTAACTGGGCACGCCAGACGCCAAGGCGCGCACGTCGTCACGCGGAGGTTATGCGCTCCGGTACCTATGACGCCTATCAGGGTTTGATCTGATGCAAACACTATTCACCGTGTTGGCCGTCATTGCCGGTTTGGTAGTGGCCGCATTCAGTCTGGGTCGTAGCAGAGGCAAAAACGCAGCTGAATCCAAAGCAGCAGCTGAGCATGCGTCTGTTCAGGCTGAGGCGTCTGAAAAACATATTGAGGTGCTGAAAAATGCTGTCGATGTTCAGCAGGATATTAACAGCCTACCTGATGCTGCTGTGTCTGAGCGGTTGCGGGAACGGTGGCGGCGTCAGCCTAATTGATACCGGCTGTGAATGGGTACATCCCATCTATGTTAGTGACCACGATATCGATGTAATGAGCGCTTCGACACAGCGTGCGATTCTGGCGCATAACGAAACGTGGGGAAAAATCTGTGTTAAGTCTGGCAATGAAAATATGGAGGTTAATTAATTCATTAAAGAAATTAATGGGGTGCATTGCGGATGATTTTGAATATTGAAAATTAAATTGAATGTATAAGCAGCATAAAGTTACTCTGTACTTTTCCTCACAAAGGGTACTGATATGGATGCTGAAGAGTTTTTCAAAAGAATCAATAATGCTAATCCTAGCGCAACCTGGAGCGTTACGACTATCAGAGTAGGGAAGGCCACTGAAATTGGAACAGAGATAAGTTGGGAGTGGGATATCACTAAGGAGGGTCATAAATCTTATGACTATATTATTCCTGAAGGTGCAATGCTTGATGACGTCTTGATTGAGCGACATCTTGCAACATGTAAAGAAAACATGGACCAAATGTAACTGCCTACGGTCGGTTTTTTTATTGGAGTGAAGGTATCGCTAATGAAGTCGGACTCGGGACAGTCTCGCGCCTGATGGCGAGCTCAAGTAGGAATACGCGCTGGAGCAAAAAGAGTAAGATGATCTTCACCGAAAAGGAGGAAAGCAGCCATGAAGTTAAAGCCTAGATTCCAGGATTATACGGAAGCAGAATTTACGGAATTAGTTGCTAAGATTTTCAGTGTAGACGGTGGTGAAAAGTTTCAGGACGAGTTGCTTGAGAATTTCATCACCGTCAGCGAGTACCCCGAAAGCTCAGACCTGATTTACTATAATGACGACGAAGACCTAACTCCGCAAAAAGTTGTTGCTGAAGTGAGAGAATGGCGGAAAAAACAAGAGTTACCCGACTTTAAGACGTAATCATTACAAGACAAATTTATGAGTGTGCTTGATGATGGATTGAATTGGCCTAAGTGATGATTTAACGTTTCATCTCGTTAAACATTAGAGGCTAAACATTATGTCTAAACTGACACTGGAGCGAGTCCTGCAATACCGCAGTGGTGATGGAGAAATGACGCGATATGAGATCTTCAAAAATGATGGGGATTCAGCGGACAATATTGAATTAATCACCGTTTATAGAGAAACAGATATTTCCGGCCATAAGCTCTGGGTGAGAACAGATGACGAGGTATCTCTTGAGCACCTAGCGCCTCAGCAAAGTACGGGCTTCCCTACAATGGTCATGGATTCTTTAAAACGCGGCTGTGGTCGTCAAATATCCTTTGCAATAGACGAGTGCAGTAAGCACTGGTCGAAGCATTACGCATAACCGCCTACGGGCGGTTTTTTAATGGAGCAACCAATGATTTTAACACCCGATGCCACTGTCATTGGTGGCACCAATATGTCGGGGATATCAGTACCCGGCGATATCGTGATTGGCGGCCAGAATAAACCGCCAGCCGACACGATATTCATCCAGAACGACAGCAACAAAACACTCACATCCCCGTGGTATGTCACTCAGGTAGACAGCACCCACTTCACCATGCTGAACGCGACCGCCCCTAAAGGCTGGCAATACCTCGGCGCGTTTTTAGTCAGCGGTGAAACTGGCGCTCAAATTGGGCGAGCAGATGGTGCTGTCTGGACGATATCTAATCCCAGCATGGTGCAGCACATCACCACCTCGGCTAAAGGCCAGGCTGCTGTGAGCATACTCACTGCCGGAACCTGCACATTAACGGTAACGCTGCGCGACATGGTTTCAACGCTGGTGATAACCGCCGTCTAACAGCCAACCTAAGTAAATAGAGGTAGCTATGTCTGAATCACTAACCATAACGCGAACGCCCGTCCAGATTACAGACGGCACGAACAGCGGCCACGTAACAGTAGATGAGGGGTTTATTGAGTATGCCGACAGCGCAGATTCAAGCGCTTGGCATCAAGCTGGTCGCGTTCTGAATGTATACACGCCGTGGGTAATATGGCTGCGTGTTGCATCTGGTACAGAGGCTGAGGTGGTAGTGACAAAATACACAGGTTAAGCCCATGCAGATTGACCAGTTAAACCGACCGCGACCACCACAAAGTTTTTTGAATGAATTTAACCCCCACATCAGCCTGACCCCCGCTAATGAAATTCATGAGTGGATCACTGATCACATCCTCAATGAGGACGGATCGCTCCATAACCCTGAGCATCTCCACCTACAGCACGCCGATATTCGATTTATGTGGGCATCGACCGCCTTCACTAAACGCGGCAGAACTGTGCTGGGTCAGGCTGAGGAAGTCACACTGCGAGCCGGTGGATGGCAGAAGGCGCGCATGCAGCAGCAGATGCATGAATGGTTCGGGTATGTTCCTCGCTTTATCATAACGCTGGCTGCGGACTACTGCTGTGAATGCAGTGACCTCGACTTCTGCGCTCTCGTTGAGCATGAGCTTTATCACATAACACAGGCGCGGGATGAATTCGGCGCGCCAAAATTCAATTCAGAGGGGCGGCCAGTGATGACAATGCGAGGGCATGACGTTGAGGAGTTCGTTGGCGTTGTTCGCCGATATGGTGCCAGCGCTGACGTTCAGCAATTGGTGGAAGCCGCAAGTCAGCCCGCTGAGGTGGCACAGCTTAATGTAGCCAGAGCTTGTGGAACGTGCCTGATGAAACTGGCGTAAATTTTAGAATGCTTTGGAAGAATGGTGAAATATGGCTGCATTAAAACCAGAGGTGAAAGCCTTCATCATTCAGTCACTTGCATG